TGATGCCGCCTATTGCGTCCTTGCAATCTAATGTAAATCCTTGTGTTAATGCACAGGCCATGTTATTAGTCTTTTAAAGGTTATGGGGGTGAACCGAAGCCCACCCCCGTTAATTCAATTATGGAAGGATTGTGATGACTTCGGCAGGGAATGCAACTTGCACACCTACTTTAAACTCCATCGCCAATTTCACAACTCTGTCATCTTGGGAGTACCATGTCTCCAAAGAGTTGAAGTCGCCTTCCGCATCCACACCGATGAACATATTGCTCAATCGTGCAGCGTAAAGTTTGTTTGTTCCGTTCAATCCAACAACTGGAATTACTCGCAGACCAGTGCCGGGGAAGCTAAGACCGTCAGATGAATTAGGGTCTACATTCGCGCCTCCGAATCCGTTAAGGTATGTTCCGTATGTCAGGCCAGCGGCCATCAATCCAGTAACCAAAGCAGCGTAGTCATCATATCCTACGAACACTCGGAAGTCATCGAACTCCGTCAGACCTGCAACGGCAGCGGCTGAGTAAACCAACTTCTGAGCAGCAACCGCTTGGGTAGCATCGCCTAGATCTGTGATAGTGTTACCTGCATCCGCGTCAGTTGTGCCTGTGATAAGCACTTTAACGAATCCATCCCAATGTCCGTTATTGCCTGCTCCAATGCCGTCCTCACCTTTCCAAATTGCGATGTCAATATCTCTCGCAATCTGTTTAGTGTATTGCGCCATGATAGCTTGCCACACAAACTCAGGAGTTACTTTTTCGTGATGCGCTCCTGCGGCCATTTCCTGTGAAAGATACTTCGGCTCTAGGTCTTTTGGACACCATGAATCGTTGATCTTTACTTTGCCCGGTGTCAGCGTTCGTTGAGTGAACGTGGTTGAACCCGAAGCGGCAAAGCTACAAGCGTCATCTTGGAAGATAACTGTTTGTGATAGTGTGGGCAGTTTTGACGGCCCTTTAATGTTCGGTACAACGGTAGCCAAAGACATCATCTTTGCTCCGAGTACGGTTGCAGTCATCAGTTCAAACTGATTCTCTGCCGTGTAGTCTACTAGACCTCCTAACGAGAAACTCATTTTTTTATGTTTTTAAGATTGTTTACTTGTTCAGTGATTGACGAACCTTTGAGAAATCGAACTTGCTCGGTTCTTTGTCTGAGAACGGGTTGTAAGGTTTCTTCTTTGGCTCTTCGATGGGTGTGCCTGCAAACTTCTGAACGATGTCAACCAACTCTGTCAACGATTCTTTCAGAACTTTATTCTCAGCTTTAAGCGCATTAACCTCTTTAGCTGATGCGAACTTTAGGTTGTTGATCTTGTCAGAAAGTGAAGTGTTCAATTTCTCAATCAACTGATTCTGCAAAGCCTCGATGTCTAGCTTTGGAGCAACTGGAGCAACGGGTGTAGCCTCGCTCATTACTTCCTCAACGATAGTCTCTTCTTCGATTACAATAGGAATTAACTCTATGATGATGCCTCCCTCAACTTTAATAACGTCACCGCTTTCAAGTTCGTGTTCACCGTCAGGGGCTTCTATCATTGAACCATCTTCGCTGATCACTTGAACGGTTGCGCCTACTTCAAGAGCAGGTTCTATTCTTACAAGCGTACCGTCAACCAACTTTGCATCTTCCAACGCAACAGGCTTTTCATCTTCTGCTAGAACCTTCTTAATAGCCGAAAGTTTAGCCGTGATCTTTTCTCTAAGTGTCTTTTCCATTTTGCACGTTTATACTAGTAAATAGTACAACGCGCCAAGTGTTGCATTTTTTCTACTTGTGTTCTGAAAGTACGCGGATAACCTCGTCAATCAGCTTCTTATCAAGTGCCTTTTCTGACTTGTCCGTGAAAATACCTTCAATCGAAAAGCCCCTAAATGTGCCGTCCTTAACCTTCGCCCAAACGTCATCATTCTCTACCTTCATCGTTCCGAACCATGAGCCGTTAGGTAACTTGGCGAATCCTTCGGGTGTTCGTTTGCGTTCGTCAATAATGAACGATTCAACGAGATAAACACCATCAACCTTATCTGTGTGGTCTAGGTTCACATTGGATGTGTAGCCGTTTTTGAAGTATCGGTGTACTATCTTCTTGATGCTGTCAGAATCGAATCGAACATAATACTCGCCAAGCTGCTCATCTCTTCGGTAAATTGGTAGGTCGGCTACCATTATCGCGCCCATTATCAACCGTTGTTCTTCGTTCTCAATCTTGAACTCTAGCTTCGGGGCGTGTGCATTGAACGCCATCCATTCGCGTTCGATTGCAGGGGTATCTACTAATGCAATGAAATCAACGCCAGTTTCTTCGTGGTCATCGATTGTCATATTTATCAAAGGGAACTTTTCCATGATGTTAAATAGCTTGATTCATTATTTGTTGTTAACCGCCTCCAAATGTTGCTTGCCCTTCAATCTGCCCGATGTTGTTCTGTGAACCTGTTATAGCGGTTTCAACGACAAACGCTTGAATAGGTGCAAGTTCAGCCGCTTGCGTGTTGCCTAGTTCTGTCGTGTTGGTTGTAACTGGGTCGAATGATGGGGCTGATGTAGTTATCGAAGATGCGGAAGGAGCAACAGCCGAACCGCCTCCCGGTATGTTTGCGGAGTTTAATGTAGTGACGGCAGAAGCGATACCCGCAACAACAGCCGCGACACCCGTGGCAATCGCAACTAAGTTGCCCGGATAAGGAACGCTTTGAGCCTGTGCAATTGCGCCTGTGATAGCGACAGCCGTATCAATAGCAATCTGAGCAACTGCAAGAACTTTTGATGCAATTACGCCCTCTCTTGATTGTTGATTTACGGCTGATTGAATTGAGCCAAGAATTGAGCCAACGTTTTGAGCAATTGCAACCTTAGCATCTGCAATCATTTTCTCTTCTTTAAGACGCTTTTCATTTGCTAGTTTTGCTTTTTCCGCATCTTCCTTTCTAAACTTTTCATTAAGTTCGGCTAACGCGGCTATTTTCGCGCCCTCAATATCAGTAGACGTATCACTTGCTAACCTTGCTTTCTCGGCTAATGCTTCGTAATAGATGTCAAGGTCTTCAAGTTCCTTTTCTCTACCCACCAAAGTAGCCGAGCGTATTTCTTGTTCAAGGTCAAACAGTTCTTTTTCGAGTGCTTTTTGATTAACTATCTGCTCAGAACGTTGACTGTTGACGCGCTCCAATACCTCTTGAAGTGCAAGTTCAGCTTCGCCTCTTTGTTTAATCAACTCTTGGCGTTCACCGTTAGCGGCTATCTCTAAATTGGCAAGGTCTAGCTTCTTTTGAGCAAGTGCTGTTTCTGCTTTTAATTGTTTTTCTAGTATCTCACCTAGTTTATCATTCGCGGCTACACGCTCCGCAATTGTCTTACTAACGTCATCGCGTATCTGACGTTGTAGTTCAGCCTCGTTCTGATAAACTAATTGAAGTTTGCGTTGTGCAATTTCCGCAAGTTCAACCTCTTTACGCAATGCAACCAACGCAGCCGCCATACTAACCGCATCCTTAGTGGCCTGTGACACCTCCGCTATAAAGTCCTTAACGCCATCAACGAACGCTTGTTGTTGTGCCGCGTCTAATCCTGTTCCTACTTGAATAAGAGCAGACCCGAAGTCAAGAGCCGCTTCTTTTGCGGCATCCCAGTCAAAGTTAAAAGCCGCTTCGATTGCAAGACCTGCCGATTGAACCGCTAATATTACACCTTCAAGTCTATTAATAAAGTTCTCTTTGATAGCTTCCCACAAGTCTAACACCGCTTGTTTAGGATTCTCAAAGGCTTTCTTCATCGCTTCTACTACTGGTTCAAGTGATTGAAATAGCTTATTTATTATGATTTCAAGCGCGGTTGTAGCCGTACTCAAAGCATCCATTATCTTTTGATTCTTGGAAACTATGTCTTTCATAAACTCAAACACCGCCATTGCAACGCCTATCAATCCGAGTGACTTTAAAAGACCACCGATTGAAGTACCTAGCCCTTTAGTTCCTTGTTCAGCCGCCTTGAACCCCGTCTGCATCTCTTTCGATGTCTTAGCCGTTGCCGCGCCAAGTTCATCGACCGATTGAATTGACTTTTCAATGTTCTCGTCGACCTCCGAAGTATCTACTACTACCTTAAATGCTACCTCTTTCGTTGCCATTAGTGTGAACTTCTTATATACCAGTTTGAACCATCGCAGTATAGATCTACCGCATCATATTTTGCGGATAGTGTATTGGTTGCCGCACCATCTATTAGACCCGTAACGCTTGGCGCAACCGTGACCGCGTTAACACTTGAATCTACTTTCTTTACGTTGATCCAAACGTCAGTAGAATCGGCAACGGGTGGAAGCGTGACCGTGAAAGCACCTGCCGTAGCGTCTGCCAACACGAACTCTCTATCGCTTGCATCGTATGCGGCAACCGCATCAACGTACCGCCAAGAGGCAACAACTCCATCAATGATGGTCGTGTTGTCCTTCACCGCCTTTTGATTTTCGCTGTTGATTATCACAACGTTAGACGCGCCATTGAACACCTCGTTACCGTTGCCGAATATGGTTACGTTCGTTGAACCTGCTCCTATGTAGTTATCGTTTCCGATTACCTTGTAGGACTTAACAGTCGGGTGTATCTTGTTCCTACTTCCATCAACCGAACCACCATATGCCATGAACTGACTTCTGTTGATATTCGTCTCGTGCTTGTTTGTTGGCCTCTGTTCACCGCTTGTTGTTCCTTGTGTTCCTAGAACAAAAGTCTCGTCAGGCTGATTCTGTATGTCTATGACTTTTATCAGTTCAACCTTTGTCAGATCATTCTTGAAAGGATTGTAGTCGTTAACCTTGTTGATTCTCCAGTAGGCATTTTCAACAATGATGAGGTCGCGGAAGTCTAGCTTGGCAATATCCCACGGAGTTAAATAGAACTCGCCCGTCAGCACCTTAGAATCTTTATTTGTAATCTCGTCAATGTATGCCCGATGAAATACGTTATACAGATTGGCGTTGGTGTATTGGAGTTGTCCAGTATATCCGTTCGCAGTGTAGAATAGCTGAGTTGGTATTC